TAACGCCACTCATGAACAAGACAGAACAAGAGTACCAAAAACTACTAAAAAATGTAAAAGACAAACTGTCAAGTAGTAAGTTCAATAATCCAAAAAATTGGCCTGTCTACACTGATTATCTCCCTAAAAATGATCCACGTTACACTGGCCAAAAATGATAAATGCCCCATTTGTCAACTCACAATTAAAAAACCCAACACATGGGTCGTTTATCATATAAAATACAATCCTCCTATGGTCGTCTTAGCCTGTAAATATTGTAATTACACCGAATACTGCCTAAGAACAGAATCAAAAGGGGGCAGACACGTTTTCCGGCGCTTCAGAAACGTGCTTTTTTTTCAGAAAAAGTTTGGTGTAATAATTTAACAACCAATATTTCCATGCTTTAATTTTATCTCTCCATGAAAGATCAAAAGCCTCAAAGAAAACTGCCTGTGAACGTGGAATCCCATCCGCAAGATAATCAGTATTATAAGCTCCGAAAACTTTCGGATTTCCCCAGTAAGTCTTCACTGAAACCGGATCAGCAGTTTCATCAACAGTTTCTCCAGACATATCTTGAAACTCATAACGAGCAAACCTTATCCAAGGGAAAGACATTAACTTTACGCATTTGTAAAATCTGTTTACGTTACCGCGAGCCGATACTTGAATCGCAGTCGGACGTTGCGAAATTATATTTAAAACGCGGTGATAATGGCGTGTATGTAGTATTAAACGCCTCTTACTTTTGGCGAACTTTGTACCTTCATATGAATCAAACATGTCCTGTCCTTCGTCAAAAAAGATATGACAATCATTCAAAGAAGAAAGCCACGACACAAGCTCTGCCGTTGAATCAAAACTCTCCGGATCAAAAAAATGCAAGTTCTGATAACATGGAATCACATAAAAACGCTTCCGACCAAGAATAGAATTGAAAAACAAAGGCCAAAAATGCTTCCTGTCATCAAAATCCTCAACATTTATCCTCCAATTACAATAAACAACCACACCTTTTTTTAACAATTCAATAATATCGGCAGTCGCGGAATAGGTTTTCCCGTTACCTATTTTGCCATAATACATGTTTATTGATCCCTCATTCGCCTCAAAAACATCTATTAAGTCATTAACTAATACTTTTTTACCTATATTCATAATTTTTTAGATGTCATCAATACTAAAAACACTATACCGCAACACGCATATCCCGATAACATACCAAATAAAAAAATATATAACATTTAATTCGTACTAACCGGTGTTCTATGACCTATAAACAAGCGCAAAACAATAACAACTATTTCAAAAGAAACAACCGCTAACAATGCAACAAGAACTGCCTGCAAATACGGAAAACTTTCTATCGCACCATGAAAAGCAGAAGAAACCAAAACTAAAATCTCATCTATACCAAAAGGTAAATACAATATACCAGAACTAACATCATACCCCGGCAAAAAAGACAACAACACTCCAAGAACCCCAAATATTAAAGCAAATAATATTTCAAATATCATGATTTTTTAATTACAGGAATAATCCTACCGACCATATAAACTCCAACAAGCAAAGATATCACAATACTCCAATAACGATTCGTAATATCAAATAACGTTTCACTGCTAGTCGCACTTTCATTCATAAACTCACCAGTAGTCGCATACAAAAATTGATCTATGGAATGATTTAAGTCTAGTCTCAAAGTCGCACCCGTTCCCGGTATACCTTGAGGAACAACAATATTTATAACAGGTAAAGACGTTGTTCCTGGATCAGCCAAAATATCATAAAATCTAAAAGCATAACCCCAAGGTGGTATTGTCTTCAAAATAACCAAATTGTCGCTCATAGCTTGATTACCCGGATAAATTATCCCTACCAAACAATCACCAATATCAAAACCACTCAAAGGATTACAAACAGTTCCTAAATTAGCAGTTGTGGACGCCAAAATTGCCTCTATCCGGTCATTTATGCTCTGTCCACGACTGAACCAAGGATCACTAGTAGAACCTACATAAAACACAGAAGATGACGCTATAACCTCCAATTTACCGCCTATAAGCCACGATCCAATACCACCTCTATTCTTTTTTACCCAAACATACCACCTATGTACCCCGGGAACGCTTAAATCCGTTGTTGTAGAAAAATAGTTATATGACGGTACTGCCCCTATACATTGACCACTCGGGGAATATATTATAGGGGACACTACTTTCGCCATATCCCTCACCAACGAATACGTATAACAATACGTATCATTCCATTCATCTCCATTAATATAAAACGAAAAACCAGTCGTAGTAGCGGACGAACTCGCAATTAACCCTATAGGCTCAAAAGAAACCATACGAGTATCATTATTAGGTACTACTCCATCCCATAATCTAATAGAAGGATAACCAAAATAATCATTATCACCGGAAACGGTCAATACTGTTCCCAATCCATTAGTAGAAATATAAAGATAACGATATAAATTCGGTATAGGATCAGATATTAGACATTCAGATCCACTAAATTCCAGCTCAACCAAAACAATTTCTGAATTATGAATACCAAATCCAGAAGGAGTATTAGTTGCAGTCCTACAATCCAAAACCTCGCTATTAAACCCTTGCAAATAAAAATAAAATGGCTGATTATCACCAGTATTCTTCAAATAAGCCTGCAATAAAACTAAATTACCTTCTTGAACAAAAAACTGATCTTGATTAATTACCAAACCATTCGCACCATACTCAACCTCTGTAGAATTATCAACATTCCAATTTTGATCAACAATTAAATTACTAGCAAACACTTTTTGCGGGCTTAACATTATACCGCCTAAAATAAATACGGCGGTGAACGCTCCGCTAAGAAAAAAATGTTTGTATAAATATCGCTTCATAGTATAATGATTATGCTTTCATGCCGTATAACTCCCTTTATAGGGGGTTTTTACGTTTGCTATCTTCCGATACCAGTAAACTTGTGAGCCAAACGCCACATCAAGTAAATAAATCCGATACCAAGAAGGAAAGGCCATGAGACCTGTACCAACCACAAACCAAACTCAACGGCAGTTCCGATTAAACCCGTAAAAACACCATAAATGTCAGACGCGCTTAACCCGATAGCTGAAAACACCGCTGTTGTTGTAGCTCCTAGTGTAGGCATAATTTAATTTTATTATCTATATTCATATATTGGTTTGAACTAACACCACGACCTTTGACTCACCCTGACCCTAACGGATCAATGACAAGCCTTGTGCTGTCCGGAATCCTAAACGGACAGCACAAGACCTACCACCGCTTCCGACTAAACAATTTTATCACCATAAAAATAAATAAACCCGTCAAGGGAGCAAATAAATACATCAATAAAATATCCTGACTTATCATGATGTTATCTCTCCAATTAACTTATAAAGCCACTGAACAAACAAATATATGAAGAAAAAGAGTAAAAGCGACAATACGATCGCAAATATCAAAAATACAAAATAATAAATAAGAATTAAAGCCATGGTTTTTTATATAAAGCGTTCCAAATATACGCAGATACAGCTATGAACATAACAGTGATTAAAATAGCCACACCTAGCGCAATAGAATTAAGACCCTGTTCCTGAGATGTAGACGCAACCGACCATGTAGTAGACGCTTCTGGTTCTGTAGAAGTAGCCTCATAAACAGATATTTCTGTATAACAATTACGCGTATTAGTATATGCAGGAGAAGTCCACACACGAAAATTAACCCATCCTTCATAGGCTCCAACACCACTATTATCCACTTGAACATACGAAATAGGAAAATGATCAGGTAAAAACGGGTGATAAGTTACAGGATTACTATAATCAAAATCATCTAGACCACCTGCAACACCTGAATCCATTTTCAAACTACCTTGCACATTATCTCCTGACGTTTCATATATAGCCCAAGATTGAGAACCTATACCACCATTATCATGACCAGAATCATCCATATAAAGAATCTCCTGTTCAGCGTCATAATATATTGCACAAGAAGACATTATTTTTTATTTAACGTAAGATTGATAATTCTTAATTGCTCTATAATTTCATCTAACTTTTCACCTAACAAAAAACTATCTTCCTTCTGATAAGCAACTTTAGTCGCTTCTACTAGATCTAAAGTACTACTCGCCATAACCTTTTCGGTCAACTTATCCCTTAAAGACTCACCAAAAACGGGCTTCAAAACTTCAATTTGAACAGCCTCTAACTCTTGAGCCATGATCTGACCAACAGAAATACCACCAACAATCACTCCTACAAGCAAAAAGGCAAAATAAAAATAATATTTCATATTATCTTGTTTAATATCCTACCCACTTCCCTCCCATTTTAACTGACACATCTTTATATGCAGAAAATGGACTTCCCTTGAAAGATATTAACCCTGTTTCTGTTCTTGATCTCAGTTTTCCTATACGACCAAAAACAGTTTTGCTATTTTTTTTCTTACCACCGTATTTTGTAAACCAAAATGACATAAATATATTATATATCATATTTTAAGCCTTACAATAGCAAAGTTATCCACAGTGTGGATAACTTCACTTTGCCTATATGATATACTAAAATACAGAGCTTTTAAGAGTAAAAAACTCCACAAGAGTTTTTTTGAGATCGCTCGTGAAAAGCGACAATATTTTAGTTTGTATAATATATAATATAAAAAACAAAATTAACACAAAAACCTCAAAATATGGCTAACTGGTCGGCTCGTTTACCAAACTCACGTAATATCAACGTATTTTATGCCTTCAGACGATAATATGGCTCAACCATCGGCTCTAACGCCACTCATGAACAAGACAGAACAAGAGTACCAAAAACTACTAAAAAATGTAAAAGACAAACTGTCAAGTAGTAAGTTCAATAATCCAAAAAATTGGCCTGTCTACACTGATTATCT